GGGCGCTGCGCGGCAGGGGCTGGGCCATCCACTTCTGCGGGTCGGTGAACAACTGGTCCACCCAATCCGGGGAGATGGGGTCGTCATCGTCGGTGATGATCCCCACGAACTGGACCTCCCCACCGGGGTTGATGCCCGCTAGGTGGGCCCAGGTGATCGCGTCCCGGATGGTGGCCGCCTCCGTGTTGAGACCACCCAGCCACTGCTGGCCCTGGGGCCGCCGGGGGTCGGAGAACGACAACTGCCACCACGTCCTGGCCATGGTGCGGAGCATAGGGGGGCCTCCTGGTGGAAGACGTCGGCGACTACATCGACATCGGCCACGGGGTCGGTATCCGGTTCATGTCCTACCGCGGGCATGAGCGCGCCGGGATCACCGAGCGTCATCCCACCCCGGACGGCTCCGATGGGGGCGTGCACTTCGGTGGGGTGCTGTTCGACCTGCCCGGGGTGGCTGAGGGCTACCCAAGCTCGGCGCTGTGGACGGTGGAGTCCTTTGACCCGCTGACCCTGTCCCCGTCGCTGCTCTGCCCCCAGTGCGGGCACCACGGGTGGGTCAAGGACGGGAAGTGGGTGCCGGCGTGAGCACCGCTGACGTGTGTGACCGTGAGGCCGCGTTCCTGGCCTCCTCGGGGGATGGGCTGCCCGCGCTCGTGGCCTCCGCTGGTGGCCCGTTCGGCGTGGTCCAGGCCTACCACCCCCGCACCCCCGGGCGGCGCACCCAGGGGCAGCTGTACGTGATGCGCGGCACCATCCGGGAGACCCGGTTCGCCAACCAGCGGGTGATGGCCACCTACCAGCTACGCCTTGACCTGGTGTGGCCCCTCCAGAAGGGCACCGGGTCCGCGGAGGACGAGCAACGCGCGTTCGACGCCGCGATCGACCTGGTGTTGGCCCGGGTGCGGGCCTACCGGGGGGACAAGACCCACGGCGGCAGGTTCCTGGCCGTCGCGGAGGATCCCCGCGAGGTCCACGTGACCTTCGACCCCCCGGACCGGTCCATCCGGGATGACTCCGAGCTACGCGCCTTTGTCACCTACTCCGCGCAGGACGCTGACTTCACCGCTTAGGCCCCGCTGTTTTCGCCACCCTTCCCTTTCATTGCGAGGTTTCGCCGTGCTGCAAAAGAACATCAGCGGTGCCCCGATCATCCTTCCCACATTGGACCCGCCGGTGACGGTGCCCCCCGGCGAGACATTCGACTACGACGAGCCGCTGGCCGGTTTTGAGCTAGTGGACAAGCAAGACAAGGAACCCGACAAGAAGACCACCGATAAGCCGGCGGCCAACACCGCGAGGGGGGACAAGGAATGACTCAGCTATCCCGCCTTGCGATCCTGGGAATAGCGAAGGAATCCGTGGCGGGCACCTATGTCGCCCCCACGGCTTACCTGCCATTCACCAAGGCCGACTACGAGGACATGTACGCAGCGATCAAGGACGAGTCGTTCCGGGCGAATGACTCCGTGCTGCAAGGCCTGTACCAGGGTGGCGCGGAGGCCGACTGGTCCATCGACATGATGGCCTACCCGGACGTGACTGGGCACTTCCTGCGCGCGGTGATCGGCCCGGACACCGTGACCGCCGGGGCCTCGACCACCCTGACGGGCAACACGTCCATCGGGGCCTCCACCATCAACGTGGCCTCCGCGGCGGGCATCACCGGAACCCCCACCCCGACGATCATCCAGATCGGCAGTGGGGCCACCGGGGAGTACGCGCAGGTCACCAACGTGGCCGGGTCGGTGCTGACGGTCACCTCCGTGATCGGCTCAGCGGTGGGACTGGTCAAGGCCCACTCCAGTGCCGATCCGGTGGTCGCGGCCACCACGCACACCTTCAAACAGAACCCGGCCGCCGCCAAGGCCACCTACTCCCTGACGGTGTACGACACCAGCTCCGGGACACCCACCCTGGGCTACACCGACACGGTGTTCTCCGACCTGGGCATCAAGATCGACCCCAAGGCCGCGGTGACCCTGTCCGCGAAGGCCAAGGCCCTACCCGGGGTGTCCCAGTCCACCCCCACCCCCACCTACACCGCGTTCGCCCCGGTACTGGGGTGGGAATGGACGATGCTCAACGCCGGCGCCGCGTCCACCCGGGGCCTGACCTACGACCTGAACCTCAAACGCCAGATCGACGTGATCCACTCCAGCAACGGGTTGCAAGCCCCCCGGGAGATCTTCCAGGGCGCCCTGGAGGTCGACGGCACCTACAAGGCGATCTTTGAGAACCTGACCGACCTCAACCTGTACTTGAACTACACCCAGACCCCCACCGTGGCCACCTTGCAACAGCCCCTGGCCTTCGGTGGGGCCAACCTGGCGCTGACCCTGTCCCAATCCGGGTGGTCCAAGGGCAAGCGTGACCTGGGTGGCATGTACGTCCAGGCCGACTTCTCCCTGTCCGGTATCTACAACACCACCGATGCCGGGTCGGTGGCCGCTGTCCTCAAGAACTGGCAAACCACCGCCTACTAACACCAGCGAATAGAAGGGCCCCACTTTGGCTGGTTACGCGAACCGCGTCATTCACATCCCATTCCCGGACCTGTCCGACGACCCAGAGAATGACCCGATTTGGTTGTCCATCCGCAACCCGCAATACATGGCACCGCAGGAGATGCGACCCGAGGACGTGGCCGAAGGACCGGACGGCAAGCCAGCCGACCCGGTCGCGGCCATGACGTCCATGTACAAGGTGTACGCCAAGCTGATCTTGGGGTGGCGGGTGTATGACCCGGACTCCATCAGCGTCGACCTGGAGTCCGGGCAGGTCGCGGACATGGAACGCCTACCGTCCCCACCCACCGCAGAGCTGGTGGCCAAGCTGCCCATGGTCATCCAGAACAGGCTGGCCGAGGTGATCAAGGACGCCGTAAACCCTCCCTCGGGCTCGGCGAAGACGGATACTACGAGTCAGTCATCTGCGTCGCCGAGTCCATCTACGACGGAACCTGGGCCAGCGGACCAGTCCCCGGAGAGGTCCGAGACTTCGAGTTGATGCACCCGGATGGCATGGGCTGGTCCTGGCCTGACCTGCAGGACACCCCGGTGTATGTGCGCCGTTTCTGCTGGGACCTATTGCAGATCAAACGCAAGGCCGAGAAAGACGCCATGGACAAGGCCCGCCAGTGAAAGGGGGACGTCATGGCGCGTGAGCTGGTGCCCGGGGTGTTCACCATGATGGCAGCCAAGGCAGCAGCGCAGGTACTGGTCAAGATCCCCATAGCGTTGACCCCGGTCGCGTTGGCGGTGGAGACCGAGGCCAAACGCAACGCCAGCCAAGGCTCACACGCCTACGGCACCCCCACCCCCGCGACCCGGGGGTCCGGGCCGGCCCGCATCTCCGGGACGCTGGTGCGCTCCATCACCCATTCCAACCCGATGCCCACCACCACGGGGGGCGTCGCGATCCGGGTGGGCCCGGAGGCCGGGTTGTACTCCCCCCACAACCGGCGCACACCCAGCTCCCGCTACGGCATGTACCTCGAGATGGGCATGTTGCGTAACGGGGCCGCGTACCCGTTCCTGGGGCCGGCGTTCCACAAGGTCGCGGCGATCACCGCCAGGGCCTCGTTCACCGCGGTGTTCCGCGGGGGCATGACCATCAGCATCTAGCGAACCGGGCGGGGGGTGTCCGGTGAGTGAGGCAATCGAAGACCTTTTCGTGATCTTGACTGGTGACCCCGCGCAGCTGCTGGCGGCGTTCACCGAGGTGGCCGCCGCAGGTGAGGAGATGGCCGCGACGGTCACCGCCTCCATGGCCGAGGTCCGCGCCTCCATGGCTGAGGCCATGTCCGGTGGGTTGGCTGGTGGGGCCGAGGGGGCAGCGGGGGCTGAGGCGGTCATCGCCGAGAACCAAGCCCTGATGGCGTCCATGACCGAGGTGGGCGCCGCGGCCGGGGCGATGGCCGCGGAGGTGGAGGCCAACTACGGGGCCATGGCCGCCCGGACCGCTGAGCTGTCCCAGGGGATGGTGGCCGCGGAACGGTCCGCCGCCGCCGCCAACACCGAGGTGGGCGCGGCCATGGCCGGCGCCGCGGCCCAAACCGAGGCCGCCGGGGCGAAGGCCGCGACCGCAGCGGACGGGCTGGGCAAGGCCGGCGGGCTGATGTCCCAGGCCATGTTCGGGGCCAAGCTCGGACTGGCCGCCGCAGCGGTGGAGTCGGTCAAGATGGCCGGGGACTTCCAGTCCGCCACCGAGCGGCTGGCCCTGTCCGCTGGTGAGGACCAGCGCAACATCGACATGGTCCGCCAGGGCATGTTGTCCATGGCCGGGCAGGTGGGCTACTCCGCTGAGCAGCTGGCCACCGCCATGTACAAGGTGGAGTCCGGGGGCCAGCACGGCGCGGATGGCCTGAAAGTCCTCCAGGCCGCCGCTGAGGGCGCCAAGACGGAGAACGCGGACCTGACCACCGTCGCGGACGCCTTGACGTCGGCGATGACCGACTACCACCTGCCCGCCGATCAGGCCGCGACGGTCACTTCCAAGCTGGTCGCCGCGACCTCCCAGGGCAAGATGACGTTCCAGGAGCTGGCCGGATCCCTGGCCGCGGTGCTGCCTGTCGCGTCAGCCAACCACGTCGCCCTCAACGACATCCTGGGTGACGAAGCCTCCATGACCATGCACGGCATGTCCGCGCAGCAGGCCACCGAGAACCTCGCGGACGCGATCCGGCACATGGCCGCCCCCACCCAGGCGCAGTCCAAGGAACTCGCCGCGCTGGGCATGAACGCCACCGAGGTGTCCAAGGATCTCGGGGAGAAGGGCCTGTCGGGGACGATCAACGACATTTCCTCCCGGATCCAGTCCCAAATGGGCCCGGACGGCATGGTCGTGGTCAATCTGACCAACGCCCTCAAGGGCATGGCCCCACCCGTGCAGGAACTGGGCCAGAAAGTCCTCGACGGGTCCATGTCGATGAAGGAGTTCACCGCCTCAGCCAAGGCGATGGGCGTCATCAATGACAAGCAGGTGACCAGCTTCGCCGCGCTGGCCGGGTCCATGCACGGTATCGGCACCGAAGCGAAGTCCGGCTCGGAGATCTACCAAACCTATTCGGGGGCGTTGCGCCAGGCCATGGGTGACGCCACCGGCATGAACGTGGCGTTGATGATCGGCGGGGAGAACGCCAACAACACCGCCAGGGCGATCTCCGCGGTGTCCGGGGCGACCGCCGAGGCCGGCAACCACGTCAAGGGCTGGTCGGAGATCCAGCAAACCTTCAACCAGAAGTGGGCTGAGTTCAAAGACGGGCTCGGCGCGGCGGCCATCCAGATCGGCTCGGCGCTGTTGCCCCCGCTGGGGGTGTTCCTGTCCATCCTGGGCAGCCTGTTCAAGCTGCTCGCGGACCACCCGGTGCTGCTGGTGGGGTTGGCCACCGCGATCGGCGTGGCCTTGGTGCCAGCGATCTGGGCGGCGGTCACGGCCACCGTGGCATGGACCGCGGCACTGCTAGCGAACCCGCTGACGTGGGTGGCGCTGCTCGTCGCAGCCCTGGCCATGGGCGTCTACGAGCTGATCGAGCACTGGCGTGGCGTCGCGTCATTCTTCACCGGGATCTGGCATGCCATCGTCGCCGTGTTCAATGGCATCAAGAGGGCCTGGGACGATTTCATGGGCGGGTTCACAAACCCGCTCGCGAAGATCGGCCCCGGGGTGTCCGCGTTTGAGCGGCTTTTCCTCACCATGGGCTCCAACGTCAAGAAGAGCCTCGACGCGATAACCCATTTCATCATGGGTGGCCCCGCGGAATGGGGTCGGGTACTTGGTGAGGCGGCCGGGAAGCTGACCAGGGCGGCGTGGGACGCGGCCCAGGGCCTTTACCACGGGTTCATCACCGGGGTGAAGGCACTCAATGATTGGATCCTGAACTTCCCCCACATGGTCACTAGTGGCCTGGCCACGGCCGGTTCGTGGCTAATCCACACCGGGTGGGACCTACTCCAGGGGCTGTGGAACGGGGCGAAACAGGCCTGGGATGGGTTCTGGGCGTGGCTTAAAACGGTCCCGGACGCGATTCTTAATTTCTTCGCGAACGCGCCAACAATGTTGTACAACGCCGGGTCCGACATTCTCCACGGATTGTGGAATGGGTTCACGAGTTTTGTCGGTAATGTGATCTCCGGTATTGGTGACTTCGTGAAGAACTTTATCGCCGG